AAGAATATGTTTCTTGACGAATCGGTCGACATACAAAGGTTTGATATTTTAAAATATCCTGCCCTAGATAAGATCACTGAAAAACAATTAGGATTCTTTTGGAGACCAGAAGAGGTTGATGTATCAAAAGACAAAAAAGATTTTAATAATCTAACAGAACACGAACAACATATATTTACATCTAATCTTAAAAGACAAATACTACTAGATAGTGTTCAAGGAAGAGCACCAAACCTAGCGTTTTTACCTATAGCATCTTTACCTGAAGTAGAGAACTGGATTGAGACATGGTCATTCTTTGAAACAATTCATAGCAGATCTTATACGCACATTATAAGAAACGTATACCCTGATCCGTCCACCGTATTTGACGGTATGCTTGATGTAAAAGAAATATTAGAATGTGGAAATGACATAGCACAATACTATGATGACCTAATTGATTGTAATAATTCAGCTACAAATAAAATGCAACACAAACAAGCTTTGTGGATGTGTATGCTATCAGCGAATGCATTAGAAGGTATACGTTTTTATGTATCCTTCGCGTGCTCGTGGGCGTTCGCGGAACTTAAAAAGATGGAAGGTAATGCTAAGATCATTAAGTTTATTGCAAGAGATGAGAACGTTCATCTTGCAGCAACCACAACTATTATTAAAAATCTATTAAAAGAAGATCCAGACTTTGTTAAGGTACAAAAGAAAACAGAGAAAGAAGCAACAGCTTTATTTGTAAAAGTTATCGAACAAGAAAAAGAATGGGCTAAGTTTTTATTTAAAGATGGTTCAATGATTGGATTAAACGAACAAATACTCTGTGACTATATTGAATGGATTGGATGTAAGCGTATGAGAGCTTTAGGTATACCTTGCCCGTACTCAGTACAAAAATTAAATCCATTACCCTGGACCGAGAAATGGATCGGTGGTGGTAACGTACAAGTTGCTCCACAAGAAACAGAAATAACATCTTATATCACCGGTGGTGTTAAGCAAGATGCTGATCCACAAACGTTATCAATGTTGGAGTTGTGAAGAAAAAATTAACAGCTTCGGAAAAAATGAATAAGAAAATAAGAGATGCTAACGTAGAGTTTATGAAAGAGAAAAGAATTACTCATAGAGAATACATGGCTAAACAGGGAAAACCCCAAACAGAATGAAAAAATCAACAGAAGAAAAGGTATTACAGATAGTTAACCTAGCGCCTAGCGAAGATTTAATAGAAAGATTAGTAGAAGTACACCCAATGAAACAAATATTTTGGGCGTCAGTAATTCAAGTATGTGTATTTGGATTAATGCTAGCATCTTTTGGAGTAATAAATTTATATTTAGAAGGAAGAATAACATGATAGAAATATACGGAAAAGAACCATGTCCTTTTTGCGATAGAGCAATACAACTCTGCCAGAAAAAAGGATTAGAATACACATACAAAAGTTTAGGTAAGGATTTTACAAAAGAAGATTTATTAGAAAAGTTTCCATTTGCAAGAACATTCCCGCAGATTAATATCGATGGTGAATATTGCGGTGGATATACTGAGCTCTCTGAGCGTATAGACTAGTGGAGCATACAATCGACTGCGAATTCTGCTTTAACCGTACAGTGATAAAAGTGGAGGATGATCAGGTCATTCCTATTTACTGCCCAATGTGTGGAGAAACTCCAGAGATAGAATCCGACGAAGAGGAGCTTTTATTTGATTCATAAATACTATTATGGATTGGATATATAAAGGTAAAACATTCGTACCACCAGAAGACTTCGCACCTGAAAAGATGTACGGATTTATCTATCAGGTAACTAACACGGTTAACGACAAAAAGTATATTGGTAAGAAATTCTTTTGGAGTAAAAAAACTCTCCCACCTTTAAAAGGTAAAACAAGAAAGAGAAGATCAATAATAGAATCTGATTGGCGTAAGTATTGTGGTTCTTCTAAGAACCTTACAGAAGATATAGCTGAAATAGGATTAGATAAGTTCCACAGAGAGATACTTTATATTGGTAAGATGAAAGGTGAACTAGCCTATATGGAAGCTAAGCTCCAATTTGATCATGAAGTACTACTTAGAGATGATTATTATAACGGTATAATAAACATTAGACTAGGTTCAAATAGTGTAAACATATTGAAATAAAAGGTTTACATCCCCTTTGTTTTATGGTATAATACACCTATGACAAAAAAAGATAATATCATTCAATTTCCTACCCCGGAACAAGTCACACAAAAACAAGCAGAAGAGATGATTGCATTAGCATCAGATGAATGCAATGGGTTATCCCAGCACTTATGTGATGTATTAGTCGAAGAGATAGTAGAAACATCAGATTACTTTTCAGATGCAAACTTCTTTGACGAGAAAGAACAAGAATCAAGAGATCTATATGTTGTAACAAATTTAATAAATGCAATGTTATTAAGACATATAGAAATACCCCACGAATTACAAAGATCATTAGATAAGCTTTATGTTAAAATTAAGCAGATGGCTCAACTACCAAATACCGAATTTGAATTAGATTTCGGTGATGACTGCGAGATAGAATTTATACCAGATTTCGATTTAAACCCAGAAGAAGATGATGACTAGAGTTTCGTCACAATCACGTGAACAATGCAAAAAAAGGTTTACAAACGACCTAAACTATGGTATAATAGTACCTATATTAAAATAAGGAGTAATATATGATTCACAGTTTACCAACCCTCTTTAAAAGAGATTCAAATAAAAATGTCCGCGAATGGACAATTCAATATATGGGACCAATTAACCCAGGGATAAGAACTGTTTCTGGAATTGTTAATGGCAAATTAGTAGAGAGTGGATGGAATAAATCTACTGCTAAAAACGTAGGTAGATCTAATGCTACCACGGATGAAGAACAAGCTATGGCAGAAGCTAAAGCTAAATGGGATATAAAATTAGAAGCAGAATACTTTGAAAATATATCTCAGATAGATTCATACGATAAATTTAAACCACAGTTAGCAAGAGATTATACTAAGTTACCACAAGACCATGGCTATAGCCAACCTAAATTAGACGGTATTAGATGTATTGCTAGAATAGATGGATTATATACTAGGGCAGGTAAAGCTATTACCACTTGTGATCACATACACGAAACTTTAAAACCAGTGTTTGATCAATACCCAGAAATTATATTAGATGGTGAATTATATAACCACGAACTAAAAGCAGACTTTAATAAAATAACTTCTTTAGTTAGAAAGGTAAAACCTTCTAGTCTAGAAAAAGAAGAGTGCTATAAGCTAGTTCAATATCACATATATGATTGTATCGATGCTACGTTTCCAGACTGGTCGCTTATGCATAGATTACAGTTCATTGATATCCACATAAAAAATAGTAAATGTATACAAAAAGTACCAACTGCATTCTGTAAGAATCAAAACAAACTAGATGCTAAGTATTCAGAATATACAGAAGATGGATATGAAGGCCAGATGGTTAGAAACGATGCTCCATACGAAAACAAAAGATCTAAGAATCTTCTTAAAAGAAAAGAATTTATCACTGAAGAATTCAACGTGGTAGAAGTAATGGAAGGTCAAGGTAACTGGGCAGGATATGCTAAACACTTTAGATTAGAACTAGGTGATGGAAGAGAATTCAAGAGTGGAGTAAGAGGTAACTTTGAAACATTAAAAGAACTACTCGAGCAAGAAGAAAAGCCTTCCTGGGTTACATGTAGATACTTTGAAAAAACACCAGACGGTATACCCCGCTTTCCGGTTGTAATTGATTGGGGAACAGGCGAGAGAACAGACTAATGATTATAGTAGATTATTCCCAAATTGCACTAAGCAATATAATAGTACAGAAGATAGATGACAAAGATATAATTAGGCATATGATCCTAAATTCTTTGCGTATGTATAATAAAAAATATAGAGCAGAGTATGGACAAATGGTTCTAGCTTGTGATGGATTTAATACCTGGAGAAAAGATTTCTTTCCAGAGTATAAAGCAGCACGTAAAAAGAATAGATCAGCTAGTGATTTAGACTGGACTTCTATATTCGAATCTTTGAATGAAGTAAGAGAAGAGATTAAAGCTAATCTACCATGGAAAGTTATTCATATGGATGGATGCGAAGCAGATGATATCATTGGTACATTAACCTATCAAACCCAAGAGTTTGGTCAACATGAACCAGTAATGATTATAAGCTCTGATAAAGACTTTATTCAATTACATAAATTTAACAACGTAAAACAATTTAGCCCAATACAAAAGAAAGCTGTTACAAATCCACACCCTATAACATATAAGTGGAATCATATCATGCGCGGCGACGCAGGCGATGGCATACCTAACATATTATCTCCAGATGATACCTTTATAACCGAACAACATCAAACACAATTAAGACAAACTAGAGTCGATGAATGGATAAATAACTTAGACAACTTAAGAGAATCAATGGGTGATGATATTTACAGAAACTTCCAAAGAAATCAAACATTAATAGACTTTGAATATATCCCAGAAGCCATCCAAAAAAATATCATAAATACATATAACGAGACAAAACCTGCACCAAGAATGAAGGTATTGACTTACTTAATAAACAAACGATGCAATCAATTGATTGAATGCGTAGAGGAATTTTACAATGGCTAAATTATTAATCCCTGAAGTACTAGAATTAGTATCAAAGGCAAAAACCAGAAAAGAAAAAGTTGCGGTATTACAAAAACATAATCACCCAGCTTTAAAAGATATTATTAGAGTCGCTTGCGATGATGACGTAGTATCTTTATTACCAGAAGGTACACCACCTTATAAAAAAGACGATGCTCCAATAGGATATAGCTCTTCAACTTTATATAAAACCCACAAACAATTTAAATACTTCTTTAAAGGACCAATTGGAAATCAAGTAAATCCAGTCCGTAGAGAAGGAATATTCATTGGAGTATTAGAAATGATGCATCCAAGTGAATCAGATCTATTATGTCTAGCAAAAGATAAAAAGCTAGATTTAGATCCTGAATTTTATAATTCGGTTTTTCCAGGGTTAATTGTTAAGGTTCATAAACCTAAAGCAGTTAAAAAAGCAACAACAAAAACTAAAAAGGAGAAAAAGCCTATGAAGTAAACTCTTAATTATGTAATTTTAACCGACAACAAAGGGAGATGATATGATTACATCCGAGCGACTTAAGAAAGATCAAAGAGAAGCGTTTCGCTATAAAAGGCGATTAAGGGAGAAAGGGAAAGATGGCAAAGCTTTTAGAATGGGAAAAAAAGCAATAAATCTAACTCATCACATTCGAGAATTACAAACAATAGGAGGATAGATTATTAGGGGAAGCCCTGGTAATACTAGGGCTAACCCACAATTATGATGACAACAAGCACAGAATTACACATGTACCAAAGAGAAGAAAGAATGGCAAAAGTCTTTCAAGCTTACGAAGGTTTCTACGTAGAATTTTATAAAAATAACGTTATGGTAGAAAGAAGAGAAATGTATACTCATAACGAAGAATACGCAGAAAACGCTGCAGAAAATTACGTCGACGGAGTAATGCAACTAAATGGCTAAAGAAAAATTCGATCCAAAAGAGATCGCGAATTCCAAAAGAATATTTAAATCAGCAACACCAAAATATACACTTGATTGGTATGTTAAATGGGTTGCTAGTTTTTTTGTCTTATGTGGAATGTCGATTCGAGGTGTAGATGGTTACGCATTTTATGATGTAACATTTTCTCTTATCGGCGTTAGTTTATGGTCAATAGTTAGTATCATATGGAACGACAGAGCTCTAATACTTTTGAATGGCATTGGAGTAGCTTTACTACTTAGAACAATAATTGAAATGATTTAGGGGTTTACAAACCTTTTAAACTATGGTATAATATACATTATGAATATCTTTATATTAAATAAAAATCCGGTAATAGCAGCACAAGAACAATGCGATAAGCATGTTGTTAAAATGATCTTAGAATCTGCGCAAATGCTATCTACTTGCCATCGTATGCTCGATGGTTCCGAAACAAGAAAACCTTCCAAGTCTGGAAAAACAATGTCCAAATACTGGGTACTTCCCGATGACAATAAAGAATCTGTTATGTATAAAGCAGTTCATATGAATCATCCATGTACTGTTTGGACTCGTGAATCCCACGAAAACTACAACTGGCATTACGAACACTTTGTCGCTTTATGCGAAGAATATACCTACAGGTATGGCAGAGTACATGCAACAGATGCTAAACTTAGAATAATGTTAAAAGAATTACCAACTAATATACCAATGATAGATCAAACACAATTTAAATTGGCTATGGAACACGAGCCTCAGTGCAAACTTCCATGTCCAATAGAATCCTATCAAAGATATTATGAAACCAAACAAGTTAATTTTAAAATGGCTTGGACAAAAAGAAATAAACCGGAGTGGTTCAATGCCTACGTATGATTTTAAAAACCTAGAAACAGGTGAAATAGAAATCGATAGAATAATGACTATTGCCCAGATGGAGGAATACGTTAAAGATCCTAACATTACGCAACTTATATCTACATCTAAGAATAGTATAATTAGTAACACAGATGGTGCAGTATTAAAAACTGCAGGCGATGGTTGGAAAGAAGTTCAAGATAGAATTAGATCTGGATTACCTCCGGCAGATAGAGGATTAATTAATACTAAATGATCGATCGAGGTAATGATAAACAGTGGCAAGATAACTCAGATGGATGGGTTACTGCTATGACTAAGTCAAAAGAAAAGAAAGAAGCTAAACTTCTAGAAGCTTGTGACCATGATGATTTTGAATGGTGTGAAATATGCCAATATGATAACCAAGGTGCGGAATACATTACAAATTTTAAAAATATAGATGAGTCAAATAGATAAATTAGAATATGCAAAAGTGCATAACGAAGAAGGACATTTCCAAGAATATTGTCACGGAACATATGAAGAAATAGAATTCTATTGTGAACAAAAAGGATGGTATGTCGATAAATATTTCGATCATGTTAATCCTTCTACAGTTCAAAAAGGATTTAGATACATTGGAGCTGGTGTTGATCCAGTAGAATTACAAAGAGGATTTAATTATGAAAAGGCTGAACCAATTATTGATGATTCCTGGTAGAATTTTAAATCGATTCTTTGAATGGAGTTTTCAACGAAATGCAAATAAACAATTCCGTAAGCACGATGTTACTTACCGGGATGGAGATAACACATGATAGAATTTGATCCAATAGAAATAAATACAGATTTAGAACAACATACTAAAAAATCTGGTAGGTATTATACTGACCCAGATGGTAATAGATACTATTCTGTTACAACCGTACTTTCTATATTAAATAAAGCAGCTATAATGGCATGGCGCAAGCGCGTAGGCGAGGTCGAAGCCAATCGAATAAGTAGTACAGCTGCTACACGTGGGACGAAAGTTCACGACATGATAGAAAAATATATTGTTGGAGAAGATTATGCTAAAGACAATTTAATAGCATTATCTAACTTTAAAGATATACAACCTATTATAGATAAAAACTTAACAAAAATCCATGCAGTTGAAGCAAGGTTATTCTCTAAGCATTTAGGATTAGCTGGAACAGTAGATTGCGTAGGTATTTGGGATGGCAAACTTAGTATTATTGATTGGAAAACATCCAAGAAATTTAAGAAGAAAGAATGGTGTGAAAACTATTTTATGCAAGCTTCCGCATATGCAATTATGTGGGAAGAAAGAACTGGCATGCCTATTACTAATTTGGTAGTAGCAATTGCTGGTGATGAAGGAAACCAGATCTTTATAGAACATAGAGATGATTGGGATAAAAAATTAATTGAAACTATAAAAGAATATAATAGGAGAAAACAATGATAGGCGTTAATGAAATCTTTCCTACGTTCCATATGAATGGGGTTGAAGGGGAAGAATTAGTAATAAAGAATAGCAGTGACTATTCAGGATGGAGAGTATTTTACTTTTATCCAAAAGACTTTACCTTTATTTGTCCGACAGAGATCTGTGGAATGGATAAATTATTAGGTGAAGCAACCGTAGTAGGATTCAGTGGAGATAACGAGTTTTGTAAAAAAGCTTGGAAAGAATCTTTACCAGATACCCTTGGCGGAATCAGACATACACTATTAGCAGATTGCGGATTAAAACTATCCCATGAACTAGGTATAGTGGACTTTGCAAATTTAGTATCTTTGAGAGCAACATACATTGTTGATCCAGAGGATAAAATTCAGCATGTATCAGTCAATGCACTAGATACAGGCAGAAGCGCAGATGAGGTTTTAAGAACTGTACAAGGACTTAAAGCTGGTGGTTTAACAGGTTGCTCGTGGAATCCCGGCGACCCTTACGTGGTATAAAAAATGGCAAGTAATTATAAAGGAAGAATAATAACAGTATTAAGAGATAGCGCTAGAGCTAATATCGACAGACACATTATGAATGTTGATATACTACTAGGATCTCACGCGGGTGTGGCAGAACACCCAGACTTAATGGAAACCATTGAGAAAGAATTATTAGAAGCTGCAAAATACAACGACATCCTAGATATGGTCAATACACATCTAGGCAAATAAAAGTCATAAATAGATGTTTACAAACTGCACAAAGTGTGGTATAATACATCTATTATGGACAACTTTAGAACATTTATAACAGAAGCGGGAAACAAAGGTTTAACTATCTTTGATATCGACGACACTATGTTCAAGACAAAAGCCAGAGTAAAGGTAATGCCTTCTGGTAAATACCTAACTCCAAAATCTTTTAATACCTATAAATTAGGTAAAGGCGAAGAGTTAGACTTTGGTGAATTTAAGTCAGCAAAGTTGTTCCAACAAACTGCGGTACCAATCGGAAGAATGATATCGAAGTTTAAAGTGATTCTGAAAAATGCTGTTAAGTCAGGATCCAAAGTAATAATAGTAACTGCTCGAGCAGATATGGACGATAAGAAATTATTCCTTGATACATTTAGATCTCATGGACTTGATATCGATAATGCCCATATTATTAGAGCAGGTAATCTAGGTTTAAAATCGAGTGCTGAAGCCAAAGCACAAATCTTTAAACAATTCCTAGATACAAATAAGTACAGCAGAATTAGGTTATTTGATGATGATATGAGCAATTTAAAAGCTTTACTATCTCTCAAAGATGATTACAATGACATTGAATTTGAAGCTTGGCTAGCGGATGATAAAGGTCGAATTAAAAAGGTGAAATGATATGCCAATGAAATTTAAACCCTCAGAAACAGTTAGGGAAAGAAGCACAGGAAAATTAACAACAACAAACTATTGGATGAAAGGTACGCCAAAGCAAGAACTATTTGATTACATTAATAATAGTAATGGTAAAAATAAAATTAAACAAAAATGTAGTAATGAGTTAATTCGTAGAGGAATTAAGATCGTATACGAGGCGGTTAGCTAAAAAAGAATATGAGTAATAAACAATGGCATGGCGGTAAAGGAGATTCTCCTAGAGGAACCGATCAGAAGAAATATTCTGACGGATGGGAAGCGATCTTTGGAAAAAAGAAACCAGAGATTAAAGCCCGCAAAGCTCAGCCTAGTCATTCTATTACACAAGTGCATCAAGATAAATCAAAACAGATTCCTAGGAAGCATAAATATAACCATATAGAGGATAGTTTAAGTACATGAGTATAGATATAGAAAAGTTTGATTTTGGATTTACTGCGGTAGATGAACATGAATTAGAAGCAGTACAGAAAACTGCAGCTAAATTAGAATCATCTGATAGCGAATCAGCTGCATTAGAAGAGAAATTGAATAAGCTATATAATGCTATATTACCTTTATTAAGTAATTTAAAAATGAACCCAGAAAAGGATTATATACTTTGGCCAAATAGGGTAGAAAAAGTAGAACAATTCGAAGATCTAATTTCGGAGATAATTAAATAATGGCTATATCTTTAATTGGTGTTAATGGTATTCAAACTGGGGTAAATAGTACCTCTTTAAATACGTTATCTACGTCTGGGGTTATTACTGCAGGAAATACAGTTGATGGTTCAGCACCACATGGATTAAACGAATTTATTGGATATATTCACACAAGCTTATCGGATTTCCCTAGTCTAGCCAGTTGGGATACGCGTAACAGTCGTTATGTATCTGGTGCGTATCTTCAGGCAGAAGCTTTTTGCTCTATATCTTTTCAGAATGATACTGGTAATAAAAGAATTATTATAACATATTACGGTGGAACAAATGGAGCATTCGCAACAGTATATACAACATATATGTCTTATTCAGGATATACCGGAAATATTAATGTACAATATAATGGAAGTACCCCGTTGGTAGATGCTAACTCAGGTTCATCTTCTTATCCACCATACGGTTGGCCAGGAAATACATCAAATAGCGGTACTTATACAAATTCAGGTGCTCTTAAGGCTATGGCCACAAATTTTATAATTCCAACAGCTGGAACGGTACAATTTAAATGGCTTATAAGAACCAACGCTCAAGGTAGTAATTCATCAGACCTAGAAACCGTCACTCACAGTGGGGTTACTTTTAATATTAATTTTACCACCAACAGTACTGCTTATAGTAAAACAAGTAGTTCAAAAAACATAGAACTACTCGCGAATAAAGGTGGATTTATTCCATAAGTCGTGAACATACAACAAAGGAAAAATAAATGAACATTGATAAATTAAGAGAACAATTAATAATAGACGAAGGACAAGTGAATGAAATATATAATGATCACCTTGGTTATCCTACATTCGGTATTGGGCATTTGGTCCTGGAAGGAGACCCAGAACATGGGGCTTCGCTTGGCACTCCAGTCTCAGAAGAACGTGTTAAAGCATGTTTTGAAAAAGACGTAGAATCAGTACTAAAAGATTGTAGAATATTACATCAAGCCTGGGATGGATATCCTGAAGAAGCTAAACAAGTAATAGCTAACATGATGTTTAATATGGGTAGAACAAGATTAACAAAATTTAACAAACACAACTTAGCACTACAGTGTGGAGATTGGAAAACAGCCGCTGCAGAAGGAAGAGATTCTAGATGGCATAAACAAGTGACAAATCGAGCAGAACGATTAATGTCAAGATTAGAGGAAATATAAAATGTCAGTAATAAGATTATTAGGATCTGAAGGAAATTTAGGTTCAGCATCTAATGTAGGTTTTGCTAAATTAGTAAGAGTACTAAATAACAAAACATCTGTACAAGTTATCACACACAAAAACGCTGGTGGTACTACATTAGCTACAGTTACTTTAGCAGCTGGAGAAAGCGCTATGATAGCAAAGTCCGGATCAGATACATTAACAGGTGCAGCAACTTCACTAGCAGTTAGTGTTGGGTTTGCTAACTAGGAATGGCTTACTCCCAGCAAGTAGTCAAAAGATTCGAAGCTGTCTTAGCTAATCCTAGTAAGCATTCAGTTGGTTCATTAGATCGGAATGATCCAAATGTAGCAACAGGACTAGCCGGAGCACCAGCTTGCGGCGACGTTATGCAATTGCAATTATTGCTTGACGAGAATGAAAAAATCATCGATGTAAAATTTAAAACATATGGATGTGGAAGTGCAATTGCTTCTTCATCAATGTTTGTAGATATGATGATGGGTAAAACTATCGAAGAAGCTAAACTTATTAAAGATAAAGATATAGCAGATGCCTTAGATTTACCACCAATTAAATTACATTGTAGCGTATTAGCTGAAGATGCAATCAAACGTGCAATGATTAATTACGAAGAAAAAAATCCGAAATCCATGATAGGACATAACGGTGCTCCAGATGATAGAGCTAACTGATGCTGCGATCAATCAGGCGCTTAGCAAAACGCAGGATGGTGGCAACGATACTATCCGAATTGGTGTTACTGGCGGCGGGTGTACTGGTTTTAAGTATGTTTTCGATTTCGCTAGCACTATTAATACATCAGATCACATCTTAGATTACGGTAAATTTACTATAGTAATAGATGAAGATTCTCTTCCCTTTCTCGAGGGATCAACATTAGACTTTATCCAAGAAGGTTTAAACCAATCGTTTAAACTATTCAATCCTAACGAAACCGCTTCTTGCGGTTGTGGCGTTAGTATCTCGTTCTAACTTCTTAGAACATATAAATAAAAGTATGGAAATATTTGAATTGATCATGGAAGTGGGTGCACCTGTAGCAGGTTCATTACTTATGGGCTATTTTATATTCCTAATATTAAAACAAATGTTAGGTGGTCTTGTTGATTCGATTGCAACTTTAACTATGTTCTGTAAGAGCTTAGAAACAAGAGTTACAACAATGAACAACGAGATGATTAAAATAGATCTGCTAGTAAGCAGTGCATTAGAACTTACCCCGCCAGTTGACCGAGTTGCTCGAGCTAGTAACTTTGTTGAAGATGGTAAAATAGATGCTAGGAGAGATTAATGCCTGATTTAATTGAAAGCGATCCGACGATTGTACAACTAATTAATGACTATGGCTTTCCTATTGTATTAGCCGTAGGAATGGGATATTTTATCTACTACGTATGGCAATTTATTTCCAATGAACTGGAACCTGAAATAGAAAAAATGCACTTTGCATTAATCAGGTTAATTGATCAGGTAAGAATGCTTGATCAAGATATGATTAGATTACAACAAAAAGTAAATGTTGTTCTCGAATATAGGGAAAGACAAAAATTCCTAGAAGAAGCAGAAGGAAAAATAAAGAATGAAGAAACCACCTAGCGCAGGGATGAACCCTTGGTTATTAACTGGAATTATGTTTGTAGCAATATTGCTACTTTCCTCCGTTAATATAAAAGCCGATGAACTTGTACACGAATTTAAGAATCCGTCCTTTTCAGGGATAGGTGCATCAGCACATTATTTAACGGTAGAGAACCAAGAAAAATCTAGAAGAGATGCTATCAAAAAAGATATAGAATCAGCTCTTAAGCAGGCAGAACGAGATGCCGAAAATACTACCCTTGCTAAATTTATGCGTAACCTCGAGAGTAGGATTTACGCACAACTATCTAAACAGCTAGTAGAAAATTTATTTAAGTCATGTACACCAGAGGCAATCGCCTTAGGTTCATGTTCAGAAACAACATTTGGTAGTTTTGTATTAGAAGGTAATACGATTACATACCAAAAAACATTATGTGATGCATCTCTTTGGGCATGTACACAAGGCGAAGAAGTTATAGTTATGACAATCGTGGCTGAAGATGGTTCAGAAACAACAATAACAATCCCGATCGGTGCGGGTACAGCTGGAACTGGCGGTGGTTAGAAATTTATTACTAATATCGTTTATAGGTATACTTACCTCATGTGCAAGTATAGTACCTCCAGGTGGGTTAAGTGCAACAAACTGTAACCCTAATTTAAATTTACAATGTGTAGAAGATCCGAAAGTAGTTCGAATGCCTACATATAAAGAACTATTGAATTTACCACCGGCAGAAAAAATGCCAGTAATTGCTGTATATTCTTTCTCTGATAAAACAGGGCAAAGAAAACAGAAAGGTAATGCTGCTATGTTTAGTACTGCAGTAACCCAAGGTGGTGAAACAATGTTAATCGATGCTCTTAAAACCGCCGGGAATGGTCAATGGTTTAGAGTAGTGGAAAGAGTAGGTATTGATCACCTTACTCGAGAACGTCAAATCGTTCGAACAACTAGAGAACAATACGGTGAAGAAGATAAAACGGGCTTAGCCCCACTTCTTTTTGCCGGAATAATTCTTGAAGGAGGTATCATTGGATTTGATACCAATATTGAGACAGGAGGAATAGGGGCTAGAACCTTAGGTGTTGGTTACTCACAACAATACCGAAGAGATATAGTTACTGTTTCCCTCCGAGCAGTGAGTACATTAACAGGAGAAATTCTGTTAAACGTACAAGCATCAAAAACTATTTTGTCGATCGCTGATGGTTATGATGTATTTAAGTTCGTTGATATGGACACCCAACTAATAGAAATAGAAGATGGGATGACAGAAAACGAATCGGTAACACGATCGCTTCGCTCATGTATTGAAGCAGCAGTGTTAGAACTAATATACCAGGGCGAAAAGAAAGAGTTCTGGAAAATAAATTGGCCGACAGAAGAAATTCTAGAAGCCGAAATAAAGGAAAATGAAAATGAAAATGTTAAATAGATATATCGCATTTCTAATTTTATTATGCCCTGTGGTTGCTTTTGCCGGTGCCAATGATAACAAGATTTTACTTGACCAAAGTGGAGACACATTAAACTTAACTATTGACCAAATCGGTTATGGTAATAAATTATGTGGAACTATTACAGGTGGAGATTGTGCATCAGACTGGATATTAACTGGTAGTTCTGTAACTATGGATATCGATATGATCGGTAACTTAAACCAAATTTTTGGACCAACTCTATTTGATAGTACTGATGTTGACTTATCGTTAACAGGTAATAGTAATATCTGGGATTGGAACGTAGGATATGGCGGTAGTGCTGATAGTTCAGTCGTTGATGTTGCTATAACAGGTAGTTCAAACACCTTTGATATAGATTGGGGCTACGCAGCTTCATCTGAAAGGTTAAATTTTGACTTAGACATTACTGGTAGCTCAAACGTTTGGGATATTAATATCGATGCAGATGATGTAACTTGGGATGTGGATGTTATTGGATCTTCTAATAACTTTGCTATGACCCAATCGGATGGTGCTTATCAATCAATCACTATGGAGTGGATTGGTAGTTCAGGGGATATAGATATCCTTCAAACATCTGGAACCTGTGGTGGAAGTATCACAGCATGTTATGGAATTATTAATGCAGACTTTGATTCAGAAAATGCCGTTGTTAACATTAAGCAAAAAGATACTACTGACTAGTTTACTAGTTAGCCAATTATCTTTTGCCAATGATAGCATTGGAGATATAACAGAACACAAGGGCAGTGGTGGAATCACTCGGGGAACTGAGTCATTTACCACTGATCTTGGGACTGACGTCCAGCAACTGGACAAAATTGAAACGGCCAAAGGTCGTATGAAAGTAGAATTTGTAGATGATACAGTTCTAAGATTAGTAGAAAATACCGAAGTTATACTAACTAAGTATTACTTTGACCCAGATAATCCTAAAGATAATACTTTATCAATGAAGTTTGTATCGGGCACAGCACGCTTTGCTACCGGTGGATTAGGATTAGTACCAAAAGAAAACATTAGTATAGAAACCCCAACAGCTACGATTGCTGTTAGAGGTACAGACTTTACTACAACGGTAGATGAACTAGGTCGAAGCTTAGTTATACTTCTACCAGAAACAGAATGCACAATAGATGGTGATTGTTCTCCAAGTGGTGCAATAACAGTTACTAACGAAGGTGGAGTTGTTGAGCTAACCGAAGCTTATCAAGCAACAATGGTATCAAGCTTTCAAACTATACCTACACAGCCAGTAACCTTACAAAATATTACATTGGATTTAATCGATAATATGTTTATCGTATCTCCACCCAAACAAATTACCCAGGCAGTTCAAGAAGAAGCTGCAGCAGCAGATGGGGGAACTTCTATATTAGACTTTACCGACTTAGATAAAGATTTTTTAGAAGAAGATTGGGAAGAAGAAGATTTAGAATATACAGAATTAGATATGGATCTGCTTGATGTTGATTTCTTACAAGATGTTTTAGTAGCCTTAGAAGAGGTTAATATATTAAAACGTAGTACCCGGTCATCAAATGCTGGTGCTGGTGAATTCGACATACAAGGAACAGTTTTAGGGTTCGATAAGAACTCACAATATAATACGATAGTAGATAGTTCATCAGGACAGATCTGGTTTTATCGTGAGGTAAATGGAGTTATAAGTATAAGAATACCTATTGATTCAAACACAACTATTAGGAGTGAAAATGAAGGTAAAGAAAATCTCATCATTACTGGCGATGGCCAGTCTATTGTTATTACCATACGCCAAGGCGGATAATTCACATAACCATGTGAATATAGATCAGGTTAATTCTGGCGATAATTTTAATTTATCTATTGACCAAGTAGGTTATGAAAACTTGGCCAGATTCTCTTTTAACCATGATAATAATACAGTAAAGTTAATGCAAGAAGGGAATCATATGTATTTTGGTTATACAGATTCATGGGGTTCTGGTTATAGTTGGGGTGGTGATATAGATGGATTACGCAACGAAATAGATGTAAGACAAAAATGTTCGGTTACTGCTTGCAACGATAATGATTTCCAATTTCACATTTTAGGTGATGACAATAAAGTCGTATTCGGCCAAGGGTATCAGAACAATGATAGCTTAACCCCTAATTGGAATTACGATAATAACGAACCTGGTGGTAATTTTGTCAGACTAGATATACATGGTGATAATAATGAATTCAAAGGTAGCCAAAAAATGGATACGAATACTACATCCCATTCAATCACAGCTAATATATACACGGACAATAATGATGTATATATCTACCAAGGGCAAAACGGAAATAAAACATTTACTATGACTGTTAGAAATTCTAATGGTAATACACTAGATGTAATCCAAAAAGATAACGGAGCTCATACAGCAACCGTAGATTTATTAGGTTCACAACCAACAACCTTAAATTTAACCCAACAGGGTAATACAACACAATCTTATTCATTATCACAGAATTGTATCACGGTCGGTGGCTGTAGTGTTAGTGTAACACAGGGGAACTAAAATGCGAAACAAATTACTTATATACACAACACTACTTCTTATGTGTACTTATTCTATATATTTAGAATCAAGTCCTTACATAGAGTACAAAAACAAAGCAAAGGTAGTGGATGAACCTTATATACTAGACAAAGCGATTGACTTCACTAACTCTACCGATCATTTAAGATTTGGATACAAGTTAGACAATAATATGTACTTCGAGGCAGGGCCTATGACTTTCGGTACAGGCTACGAGGTTGGTTATAAGTTTAATATAGAAAACTGGACAATCAAAGGAAAGGTAGAAGGTAATCATAATAGTAAAAATCAATTTAACAATCAGATACAAACAGAAATAAGATATACATTTGACTAGTATGAAATATATATTATTACTATTAACTGTTTCCTTACATAGTTTGGATTTAACAATTCCAGAACAACCTGCTGCAGATATACCAGAAAAAGAATTCCTTTTTAATTGGGAAGATGATTATAATGAACCACCTACTA